AGATAATGATTGAAAGTAATGGATTTCAAAGGCTTGTTGCACATGCTGCTAGAGATGTTGAGAAGTTACCAATAGCTACACACCATACAGGAAATGAACGTAACCACGCACAAATTGGTATTCCTGGGATTGCTGTAGCAATGGAAAAAGGATTATACGAAATACCCTTTGGTGAAACTGCAAAAGAAAACACTAGGCCAGGAACTCGTGACTTAGTAAAAGGACTAACTCAATTGATGTGGGATGGTAAAGGAAAGTTAGAAGGGCATGTCGCAGATACGGTAATCTCCCTTTGGATGTGCGAATTAGCGATAGAAGAAAGGGAACGCAAAAAGTTAAATATGACCAATTGGGATTGGTTGTGATGGGAATACTAGATAGATTCTTCAACAGACCGAAAAAAGCAAAGTCAGGATTGCAGAAATATCTTGATAGTAATACAAACTCGCTGCTCAAAGAAGCTCGTACACCAGTTTATGATGCAGCGGCAGCGTCTTCATATCAGCAAGGAAACCAACTGATTGAACCTCCATTTGACCAACATTACGTAGAATATCTTGCTGATAATTATTCCCATCTTCGTACTGTTATACAAAAAATAGCAGCCCAAGTAGTTGCTAAAGGTTGGGAAATACAACCAGTAGATGATAAAGAAAACAAGTCCGAAGACCAAAAGGATGCCATAAATGCCCTATTAACGGACCCCTCAAAAGGTTCAGCAGACATAAATGGCTCTGAAATCATTAAAGCAATGGTTAGACAACTAGAGATTTTTGATGATGTTTGGATATCTATTCTATATGAAAGAGTAGTTAGTGAGAGTGGGGAGACTGTTGGTAAAAGAGTTAAGGAACTTTGGATTGAAGATACTAAGAAAATGCGTTACAACACTGACCGATTTGGTCGATTCCAAGACATTGATAGGTTCTGTCCTTTATGTAGAAATGCTACTGGAACAGCAAAACATTGCGAAAACTCAGGGTGTAACGATGCACAGACTGCCCTAATTGCATATACTTTCCAAGATAATGAGGGAGATATCTATTTTGCAAGAGATGAAATTATTCACTTTAACAAGTATTCTTCTTATGCTAGACTATATGGTAATCCGCCAATTCTAGCTTTAGGAAAGAAAATAGAAACAGCTCTGGCTGTGGAAGCTTATCAGAATAAAGTCTATTTATTAGAAAGACCACCTAAAGGATTCTTAGATATTCCAGGCCACAATGAAGATTCATTAACTAGATTAGGAGAATATATTGCAGAGGAAACTGCACGTAATCCTAACTTTATTCCTATTATATCTTCAGGAGAAGGTAAGTCTGGGGCCAATTTCGTTACCGTTATGCCAGACCAAACAGAAATGGGAATGCTTCCATACATAGAAAAAATCAATAATGACATCAATGCTTCATACGGAGTTATGCCATTAGCTGTGGGAGATACTGCTGGAATCGGTGGATTAAATTCAGAAGGTGAACAAATAACTATGATGGACAGAACTATCATAGAAACACAGGCAGTAATAGAAGAAGGATTTTTCAAACCACTATTAAAATTAATGAATGTAAAAGACTGGGAAGTCAAGTTTACCCCTATTAACGAAGACAACGAGCAAATGGAATTAGCTAATTTAACACAAAAGCTAGAAATAATTAGAGGATTCCAAGAACTTGGCATTGACATTGACATGGATGAAAATGCAGAATTGATATTACCAGATGATGGAATTAAGGAGGAGTTAGAACGAGAAAGGGAAGAACAAGACGAGTTTCAGGAGGGCGAGGAGCAGGAAGAATCGACAGATACATCTCAGCCCTCAGAACCGCCATCCGTAAAACCTTAAAGGATGAACTTCGTCGATTAAAAAGAGCAAAAGACTGGGAAGACCTCAGAGCCAGAAAGAATATGCTCATGATAAGATTGCCTAAAATCTTAAAAAATGAGTTAGGTAGATACATCATTAGAGCTTTCAAGTACACATATAAGGTAGAAAATCGTCAATTTAAGAAGTCTACTGGTGCTGTTGGCATTGATTTAGACTATGATGCTTCTAGTTTATTGAGACAATTACATGATGGAATCTTACGTACAGACTCTTTTTATCAACAATTTACTGGGGATTTAGGTGCTGAATTAGATAAAGTATTGGCAGAAGCATACATTGAAGACACTAATTTAGATGCTATGGTAGACAGAATTATAGTAGTAATGCAACGCAAAATTAACTTATCCATAGGTAGAGCTACTCGAATAGCAAGAACTGAGTTGATTCATGTATCTAATGAAGCTCGATTAAAAGTGTACCAACAAAGGATGGCCGAGACTGGAGAAGAATATAAATTTACTTTATCTGTAGCTAGAGGAAATAGAACTTGTGATGCACACAAAGAACTTGCAAGGAAAATACCTAAAGCAGGACTCCCACTATCAGAATTGATGGAGTTACAAATGAAAGTCGGTCATAAACATTATGGTCCAAAATGGAATCTTCAAGGTCATGCAATGATGCATCCAAATCAAAGAACCGTATTAGTGAGGCAAGTATGAGTAGAATGCCAGACCACATAAAGATAACAATTTGTAATGCCAAATACGGCCATCACGGAAATGGGAAAAAGGAGAAAAATGAGTAGTTGTAAAAAATGTAGAGCTGGAGCTATGCGTGTACATATTCTAAGTAATGGATTTTGTCAAGAATGTAACGAAAGTATGGCTTGGAAAAACGGAGACCGAGAAGCACGTAAACAAGCAAACAAAGCTAGAAGAATAGCGATGTATGAAAAAGGCAAAGAATATATTAAAAAGAAATGGAAAGATAAATACGGTGACGACGAACCTGAAACTGTATTGGGATATAAGTAATGGCTATCGTTGTCAAAGGTTTAACAGAATTGACTGCTAGAATAGAGTCGACAAAGAAAACAATTCCAGATAAACTAGATTTAGCAATGAACGATACCGCAGATGCAATACTCTTAGAGGCTTTACGATTAGTTCCTGTTGCTACAAGCACTTTAAAACAAAGTATCAAACATGATTTATCAGAAAGATTACGTAAAATAATATTTGCAAATGCTGATTACGCTTATAAAATAGAATTTGGAGAGCCGATAGGTGGAAATCCTAAAACACAAAACCACCCTAAACGTGCAACTCCTACAGGACCAAGACCTTTCATGCGCCCTGCTTTTGACACACAATCTAAAAGATTAAAAGAGTTTTACGATAGACGGAAATAATGCGTCAAAGACATTTACAATGTCCAGAAAGAAAATTGCACACTCTTTGCGGACACCGATGTACAGTACAAGAATATAGAAAAATAAGTAACAATATCAACACTTTAACGTGTAAACGGTGCAAACTCATGCTCGTTAAGGGTAAATTCCCGACAGAGGCTATATAACCCCAGCTTCCTATGCTAATTTGCCTTGGGGTAAAATCAAGGTAGAGACAAATGCAAAAAAACGAGGTAAAAAAATGAGTTTAGTCGGTGCAGGAAACTGGTGGCCAAAGAAAGACAAATTTTCAATTTGTCCGAATTGCGGAAAGAAAGGATACTATACAACTAGTATGGTTGACAAGAACAATAAGATTCACAGATGGGCATCTTGTATGAAATGTCATGAAACAGAAATCTTGGAGACTCACTAATGATTGAATGTCATTGGTGTGGATTAACTACTAGAGGTAAAACTCCACAGTGGGCAATCGAGCAAGACTTAGTATGGATATGCAAAAGATGCGATGAAGAAGACCAAGTATTAGCGGAGGAAGAATGCAAACAACATTAGATAGCTTTACAGCCAAACCAAAGCCCGTTAGAAACAGGAAAGGCTACGCACATCCAAATCCTAATGGAACTTCTTGGTGTGGACCTACAGCTCTAACAGTACTTACTGGAAAGAGGTATGATATTATTGAGAAAGATTTACTTAGTAAAAAAGCTAACAAACACCGAGAATATATTAGAGGAATGTACAATCATGAAATGCGTAATGCATTACATAAATACGGATACAGTATGAATCATGTTAGTCTTCACGGTTGCCAAACATTTAGACAATGGACCAAAGCAACATACGGACAACGTGGAAAGAAATGGTATCTGATACAAACAACCAGTCATTTCTTAGTTGTTAAAGGAAACAAAGTATGGGACAACAATACTCCAAAAGAAGGAGTGCCTATTACTAAATCCAGACTTTACAAAAGAGCAAGGTTAGACAACATCTATGAAATAAGGAGGATGAGGAAATAGTATAATACTATTCCTACAATACAATGAATAATAGCCAAACAGTTTTAAAGGATGATTTATCTGCGGATTTGATGAGTGATTGTGTATGCAAGAATTTGAACACCGAATGGTCTACATCTCGTAATTGGTACAATGATAGAGTAATGGATACTTACATTTCAGCTCCTATTGTCGATAAACAGGGAGATATGATTCCTACAGAGACAATAAAAGAAGCAATGGATTTTTACATGAAGCATGGAATCTACTCATACAAACATGATGAGATACCAATCGGACAACCATTAGCATACAAAGTTAAAGATGGTAAAGTATTATTGAGAGTTGGAATCCACAATAAACTAGACATGCATAATAAAGTCTGGAAAGAGATTCAAGAATTTGGTAATAGAGGAGCAAGCAGTATTAGGGGGGAAGCAATGAATCAAAACACAGTATGTCCACCTAATGAAACTTGTTTTACCAAAATAGATAAGCTAGGACTATGGAGTGTTAGCTGGGTAGGAGATTCTCCTGCTAATCCAGAGGCAACAGTACAAACTGTGTCAATGGCAAAAGAAGAAGAACCTAAAAAAGGAAAAATATACGTAGACAAACCGTCTGATGCTCCAGAAGGCGCAGATGTAAAGAGAGGAAAAAGAGGCGGTTACTATTACTACGAAACAAAAAAATCAGGGAAAAACGTGTCAGAAAACGAGTTAGAGAGCAATTCACATATAAAGAAATGTGGAAGTTGCAGTAAGCCAGTTGCAAAATGCGACAAGTGTAACAAGCCTGTAGGAAAAGAAAGTCTTCGTAACGACAGAACTTTACGCAGAATGCTTGAAAGATTAGAAACTTCGTTAAGAGGTACTCACGGAGATTATAAACACGCCAGAATGGTAGAAGAAATAATGGATTATATTTACTAGGAGATAAATGAGCTACAATCAAACAAACAAAATACACAACCCTTTCGAGGGTGAAGAGCTAGAAAAAGGCAAGACTAACAGCACGCCAGTAGAGAAAGTTAATCCTTATCCTCGAAGGCCAGCGGATACAAAAAAAGAGTTAAAAAAAGCATTAGACAAGCTTGTTCTTCTTGAGCAAAATTTGATTAAGCTTATATCAGATAGCAATGAAATTGAGAATCATATTGTGAGAGCTAGTTGGAATCCTAGAGCGCCAAGAGGTCAGAAAAGAACAATATCTGGTAATGCAGGTAAAGACATTGAAGCTGCTGAAGCAGCTCTTATTAGATGGCGTACTGAAGTATATACAAAGACGTTGCCTCCGTTAAAAAAGGCACGGCAAAAGTTAGCAAGTGGCACAGCAGGGGTAATGATGCGATGAGTTTTAATCAACACCTAGGAGAGACTAACACAATTAGTAAAAGGCAATGGCCAAGATTGGGTAGAATAATAATGACAAGAGGTGTTGCTGACAAAATGAATCCAGATTATTGGGGCGTTCCAAATACACACGCAGGAAAACACCGTAGTGGTAAATTTAAAAGAGACGTACAAAGAGCAATGGCTCAATACAAACGTGGAGATTGGGGCAGGTCTGGAAGAGAAGATAGTAAAACAAACGATGAATCTGTTGAGAATGGGAATCGTATCTTAGCTGTGTACAACACTGTTGAAGGTAAGATTTGGATAATTACAGAAAGAGGCCGTTCAACAACTACAATATTATTTCCGAGTGAATACTGATGAACTACAACAAAGCAGAACTATGTAAAGATTGCAAAATGCCTGTCGTAAAGGTAAATAGAAACACGCCAAATGACGAATATGTAAAAGAGTTTGCAGGAATAGCTGTAACACTTATTAGGAATATTCAAAACTCATTAGATAGAGGCGGTGGTGGGTTAGATGTTAACCAAAGTATGAAAAGACTTAAATTTGTGATAGATAAAATATATGCAAGAGTAAGATAAAATGAACTACAACACAGCAGAACTATGTAAGGATTGCAAGATGCCTGTAAAAAAGACAAGCAGAGTAAGACATTCATTACTTGGCTTTATTAAATATTTAGATTTAGAACTTAGAAACATACTTAAAGATATAAGAAGAATGGGACACAGTCCACCATCAAGAGCAGAAGAAAAGATAGTACACATTCTAAGACAAATGAGGACACTACGATGAACTACAACACAGCAGAACTATGTAAAGAGCTATGAGTTTTAATCAACATCAGGGAACAACCAACTCTGTTGTTAAAAGAAGAAATGCTACAAGAAAACAAATACGACAATTAAAACAATACAGTACTTCTTACGTTAAACATTATACTTATCAATATTGTATTACTAAAAGAAATTACCTTAAATTAAAAAGATTAGCTCAAAGTTTGACTAATATTAAACACGGTTACGGAGCTAAAAAAATATTACAAACCTTAAGAATCTTTGAGCAAAGTGGGTTAGTACATTCATCACTACGTAGAACAGGAAATTTGCCTGATATAATTTGTTTAAGCCGTGAAGCTAAAACAGGAATTGAAGTAGGCATAGACGAGTTAGAGTGGTGGCTTGATAATAGATAATATAGCCCGTATTCTACAGAAGGGCTATAGAGGCAAAACAGTTATAAAGGACATTATAAGTGATAGGCCATGAGTGATTTCTGTACTTGCGGTCAGCAAAAGACCCTTGAGCTTGATTATAAAGTCAAGGAAGATGAAACCGAAGAAGTTCTCCCTCCAGTCGATAATACAGAAAAGGCTGAAGAAGAGGAAGTCGAGGAAGAAGTTGCAGAAGAACCTGATGAAGAGAAGGAACTTCTGGAAGAAGAAAAAGGGTACACCCGAAAAGATATGGCAACATTAGCTTCATTATTGAAACAAATGTTAAAGAATCTTGAGAAGGAAGAAGGCGAAGAAGAGCCAGAAGAAGAAGACGAAGAAAAGGATATGCCAATGGAAGAGGAAGTGCCAATGGCTGAACCAATGCTTGAAGAAGAAGAGGAAGTTTCAATGTCAGTTAAAGAAGCATTGAAAACCTTAGAAAAGTCAGGTATGTCTGTCTACGCTGGAAGTAAAACAACTCCTGCACCACGCAGAGTTGTTAGTGAAAAGCCTGTAGAAATTAACTGGTCAGAGTTTTCTAAATCAGTTGATGAAATACACCGCATGGAAGAAAGAACTGGAGTAAACTAAAAATGGCAGGAATGAGTTTTGAAGAATATGTGCAAGCATATTACGGTGGCACGCTTGGTATAGCTAAAAGATACGGTATTCAGAAAGCAGACGATAAATTTCAATCGACTGACCCATCAGGGGCTTTCAACACCATGTATGGTGCAGCCGTATTCAATCAGCTAAACACCAAATCAGAAGTATTTAAACTTCTAAAGAAAGAGGCATGGACCCAATCTGGTTGGAGAGTATTGACAGGCCGTCATTCATCAACCACAGGTCTAGCAGAAGGAGACTCTTTCCCTGATACTGACAAACCAGATATCACTGAAGTTGCAGCAACTCTAAAAGAAGTTGTAACTCCTTGGGAAGTAACAACCAGAGCCGAATTGCTTTCAGAAGCAGACGATGGAATTAAGGGAATCCTTAACTTCTTGAGAACTGAAAACGCTGAAGCACACACTTATTACATAGACCAAATGTTATTAGAAACTGTTGACACTCCAGCAGGTAATAACTTTGAATCTTTAGACAGGCTTGGAACTGATGTAGCAGCAAGACCTTACATTGCAAGCGCACTAACAGACTTAGATATGTATGACATTACAAGAAATGGAGTAGGAGCAAACGCATGGGCAGAAGGAAACTGTGTATTGGCAACTCCAGGTAGTGCAGGTCATGCAGCTTTAACACTAACAGATATAGATGCATTGATTCAAGAAGCATTGGAAAACGGTGTAAACTACAGTGACTTAATCCTATTAACAGGATATGACACATATCAAGATTTGAAAGCATTAATGCTATCTACAACTAACAATACATTTAGAGCAGATTTATCAGCAGCAGGAGCAGGAAATGCAAATGGTGTTGTTGGAGAAGCTGGTTTGAATTTCGATTCAAGAGTTGGAGCATACGATGGAATACCAATTTTCCTATCACAACACGTTAAGAAAGACACCACATCAAGAATAAACTTACTTGATATGTCTAACATTGCAATGAGAATTGCAGCACCAACAACCTATGTAGACAATACTAACTTGGCAGTATTACAAAAACTAAGCAAAGAGTTTGCTTTCGTAACTGCTGGTGAATTGGTTTGTTACAGATTTAACACCCAAGGTAGTATCAGAAACTTGAACGGTTAATGTTAGTAGGAGGACTTAATATATGGTCAAAGTTACTAACACAACGGACAGGCTTCTTACTAGGAGGCATCCTTCTGGGACTGTACTCAAGTGGGCGCCTGGACAAGTTAAAGAAGTCACAAGCAAAAGGTTACTTGAAGAATTATCTAAACAAGAATGCTTTGCTATCGGCAAGGATAACGGCCCAAAAGACATTGGTGGGGGGCTTAA